CTGCACAGGTTTTAGCTAACGCAGTAAGTCAATCAAATAATGGCTCGGTTACAAACATGGCTGTCCAAACCTTGACAGGAAACATGGTCACTAACCAATACGGAGGAAATATTGTATGCCAAGGGCCAACTTTATCTATCAGCCCATTTACTACATTTGGAGCGAATTATTTGAAACCTTATCGGGATTATTACGAAACACCTGTTTACGATCCAACAGATGCCGATGAAGATGGTGTTCCTGATAACCCAGGTAATATTCTTTATCAGCAGAAAAATTATTCTGGAACGAATAAGGATAGTTATGCTTTGAATTTTGGAATATCAGCTACGTTTAGTATTCCGTTAGATAGAGGATTTCAAAATCAATGTAAATCTGCTGCCGATACACAAATAGCTATACAAAATCAGGTGTTAGAGAATAAAAGGCTTGATTGGCAGATTGCAAGAATCCGTGAATGTGGAAAATTGAAACAGGAGGGCATTTTAATAGCTGAATCTAGCCCATTTTTTGATATTTGTAAGGATATTTATTTAGTGCCAAAGGCTAATCAAGTTATCCCACATACTCATAAATTAAAGTAGATAAGTCACGGGTATTAAACTCATCTACGGATTATTATTCTACCTTATCTTCCTTAGGTTTGGTAAGACGTTTTATAAGTTGCTTCGTTAGGGGTTTTATTGCATTGAGAATAAGAGGAGAACTCGCAGCCACAAGGCCAATAACAGCAGTAGAAACAATAGTGCTCGGTTCTGGGATGTATTGATCCACAAAAGGAACGTCTTCATATAGAGTGATGCACTCAATCCCATCATCACCTCTTTCATGTCCAATGACACGCTCTAATCTTTTTTCGTTACGAAAATCTCCTACTCTTTGATCCTTACTACCTGGGCAAGGTTCTATTTTTATAGTTTCCTTTTCTTTTGGAATATCAGGAATATCAGGTGTTATAGGTTCTGGAATATTGGCGTTATTAATAGGTGTTTCTTCTTTTTGTTCCACGATTTCAATTTTCTTCCTGTCATAATTTATTGGAACGAAAGAAGGTATCTTACCTTCGGGACAGCTATAAAACGCTCCATTTGCATCATCTTCAATTATTTGTGTATTTTTTATACTTGCATCTCTATGAGTTTTGACGCACCCAGGTAAATCTATATTTGGTAAAGGTACATTTAATATTGGTAGTGGAGTGGAAATATAAGTATTAACATTGATTTGGGGTATCTCTGGTATCTTTATCTCAAGAATCTCCATTTTCTACATCTCCGATAGAAATAGACCAACCATCTTCTCCAAATGTACCTTTTTCTATAATTTTTGGTTTTTTAACTTTTTTATCTAGTTCTTCGTGATACTTTTTTATATCATTATCTAGTTCTAAATTAAATCTCTGCATACGCAACCAAGTAACTAATTTATCAACGTAGTATTTTATTAACTTTTTTATAAACCCAAAAATCATTAGTCGTAAGCATCTCTTCTCTTCATTATCTCTACATAAGAATCACATTTAGGACAGGTTAAATTAGTTTTTACAGAATATTCTGTATCATCTTCAATGTCGTGATCGCCACCCCAAATTAGTTCTGTATCGCACCAGTAACAGTTCATTTTTTAGGGATAGGAATAGAAGGGCCAGATATATCAGGCATTGCGTTGTCTAACACTTTGGGCATTAATGTTTGCACATTTCCCATAATCTCATTCATAACTCTTGTTTTGAATTGATCTGATGTTACATATTTGTATGCAAAGTACGTTCCACCACTCATGGAAGCTACCATAAGAAAAGAAACAATGCTAAGAACATTAGCAATTTTTTGAAACATGATTAAATTTGCAATTTTGAAAGCACTATCTTTTACAAGCGTGCTTGTATTACTGCTTATTGTAGCCCTATCACCTCTCTACGTCACTATGGGATTAATGACAAGACAGATGCACGAAAAGGTTAATTAATCAGCCTCCGCAATAGTATTTCCTTCAGCTACCCACAAAAGATATTCTTGGTAATCTCTATTATTTTCATCAATAGGAATACAAGCTCCATCTTCTATTCTTATTATTGAAGAAGATGTTTTTCCTTCATCAATTTTGCATTTTTTGTAAGTGTAGGTCATAATTCTGAATCTCCTTGTATATAACCAGAAGAGGAATCTGCATAAATGTTAAGAGGTGAGCCAGTACTTGCAGAACTACTAGCAGCAAGACCAAGAGCCACCCTACCACCGAAATCTGAATTAAAATAAGTATTAATTACGGAATTAACAGTTTCAACACTTCCAGAAACTTCAGAATCACAAACTAAATCATTATATGTAATAGTTGGATTAGCCCTCATTGGAACTGGAAATTTCGCTAAACATCTGGCTTGTTGTGAACTTCCTGCTATGATCCCGCTAAAAATCCAAGCACTATCTACTAAACCAAATCTCCAAAAATATCTTTGACATTTTCTTAATGTAGTATTCTTATCCTCAAATTGAAAATCTGTTGCCACGCTGCCTACTTCTAATTGAATTCCTGTGATTTCAAATGTTGCATCATCTGTTGTGTACCATGTTGAAGCCATATCTGGAACTCTATCTGAACTATTATAAGCTGCCCAAGTGTTCAAACTCTTAGTTCCTGTTGTATCTGTTCCTCTATACAAAGTCCATTGTATTTCTAAACCTACACCAGTATCATTATTAAAAGTTAAATTAGAATTGCCAGGAATTGTTTTTGTTACCTTTGTCCAAGTATTAGCAGATAACGAACCAGTTTCTATAGCGTATCCTTGTCCTGTACCATCATAACTTCTAAAATCTGCATAAAAATTCTGTGCAACACTAGACTTAACGTAAAAGGAAAAAGTTAAATAACTTGAGGAAGAAGTATAGTCCCAACCACTGTTAGCAATATCTTGAGCCTCGATGCGATACATAATAACTACACGATCACTTGTACCAGCACCACTACTTTGGTTTCCGTTTTTAATTTGAAATGCTTTTCTAAAGCCAGCAGCATATGGTGTAGTCCCACTGGCTACATCAACTTGATGCTGTTCAATATAAGCATCTGTTCCACTTTGGTCTGCTCTAAATCTATCGACAGTTGCATAACCATTAGCAGCACTACCTGTTGCATCAGTTCCACGTTGAGCAATAACACAAGCTCCGTTAGTCAGTAAATTTCTACCTTGTCGTTGTGTATTATTTACAGTACACGTTCCATCCGTGTTGTTGACAGTAATAGCAGCAGAACTAGCTCCTACTCCCTTTATCGAATTTACCTTGATTTCTGACATAATTAACTTGGTTCGGTAGGGAAAGTAACAGAACTCATATCTAAATTACCATTTGCGTCTAACTTTGGCGATGCACTTGCTGGTAAATCACGCAAACCTTGACGATATGTTTTCCATGCTGTTGATAAGGTTAAATCAGAACTAGCTCTCCAATCACAAGCTGCTAATAATTTATCTCTTTCAACTCTAAGTAGTCTCATAGGTTCTGCATTATTTAATCTTGTAACCTCTGCATCTATTTCAGATTCAGTTGGTGCAGTATCTTCTCCTTTATAAGTAAATCCACTAAAGTCTGTACCTTCCCAAGTCCAAGATTGTTTTGGTTTTAGTGAATTAACTGCATCAAACTTTGTGTAAATCATTAAATGTCTCCTGCTTTTAAAAATGTAGCTGAAATTCTATTAAAGTCAGAATCTCCCTTCCAAGTAACACTTAAACCAGAATTTTGTACTCTAAAATGTACTTTATAATTTGATACGTCTGTGACTCTTGCTAAATAATTAGTAGTAATTGTGATGTAATTTGGTGTGCATTGATTTTGAATAGTATCTAAAGCTCCTGATACAGCATTATAAGAACTATTATTTTCTGTAGCATATATAAAGGCAAATGCTTCGCAAGAATCATTAGGTACTTGTGCAACAGCATGAAAGTGAATCCAATAATAACCAGTTGAAGGAAATGTAAATATACCACCACTTTGAGTCATGCCAGTACCTAAAGGGTTTGACCCAATCCCTAATTTGCTATCTGGTCTTTCCCAATTATTTGTTGTAGTGAAATGATTATGAGTATTAGTTTGAGTAAATTCTACTGTGTACCGCCATTGATCTGCCATTGCTAATCCACCAGATATAGCAGGGGACAGTTTAGTTGAATCAAGGGAACTTTGATTTGTTAAAAGCGTTCCATCTGCAATGTCAGGAAGAGTTATAACCCTGTTATTACTAGATGATGAGGGTGCTTGTAAGCTGAAAGACCCACCACCTGATGCTGCATTTAGTTTAATTTTTGCTGTCATGGTTTAGGATTAGCGTCTTTTACTGCTTTTATGTGGGTTGCCCACGTTCCAGTTGTATCTAGTTTACCAGCGAGAATATCCTTGTACAACATATCAAGTTGATCTCCAAATGAAGCGTAGATCGTAGAACCATCAGTTGTTCTATCGGTTTTGTACTTAACAGCAGCAGC